TCTTTAATCTTTGCACTTAAGTTTTCAAGTTGTAGCTTTCTACTTTCAGGCGATGCATTAAGATTTACAATACTTTCTAAGGTTGCTTTAAAGTCTTTGTCAGTTGGGTTTACACCAAGCATTTTAGCCAATGGGGCAGCAAGTGTAATTTGGTCTTGCTTAATAAGGTCTATGTTATTCACATGGTCTTGTATATCTTTATTAGGGATTGCCCTAGACACGCCCTGTAATGCTTCGGCGTATGGTATATTTAACGTTTTATCGTTTCTTGCAATCATTCTTTCTATTACAGGTATAGCCATGCTATCTTGTGCAGTTTGCTCTATTTTTTTAGATTCTTTTGTAATATCTAAAGCTGCTTTTTTCTTTTGTTCCTCAACTGCACCAGCTTTTTGAATATCAAGCTGTGCTTGGTAAAGCTCTTGCGCTTGTTTATCATTAACTGGCATAGGCAACCCAGCAGCTTCATAAGCAGAAGCGGGGCTATTACCCATCATTTGTGAACCAGATTGAACTTGGTTACCAACAGCAGAACCAGACAAAGCGTTGTTAATGTCTTCTACGTTCATAGGTGGTATTGAACCATCATCTATGTACATAGGCAATGGTTGCCCTTGTGCTGGAACTGGCATAGAAGCACCACCCTGTGGTGCGGGCGCCATGTCACTTTCTGCCATCATTGGCGCATCATATTGTGATTTTGCTTGAACACGCGGTAGTTGTGCTAGATTATCAACCATTGACCCACGCATACCAAGGCGTTGTGCTAATGGTACATATGGGTTGTACATGTCACCAGTTATAGGATTTTGTACTATTTTATCTGAATTACCCCTATCGTATACATCTACTGCAATCATTTGACGCTCTGTAAACGGTTTTCCTTGAGCGGCAGCTAATTTTGCCCCTTCAATTTCTTTTTCGACATCAAATTCTTTTGATTTGGCCAACTTATCAAAAAAACCAGTAACCATAGAATCACGTTGCGCGGCTTGTTGTGCGTTATTTGCTGCGCCCTGCATTAAGATGCTAGATACATCAAAGAAACCCATGTTAAACAGCCTCTCTAAATTCAACGCCAATAGCGCCGTAATCAACCGCTAAGTATTCACCAATTTGCACAACAGCACTTGGTGTTATTCCAGCTACTTCTTGCGCTATAACCCCAATGAATTTTTGTTCTGGGTTTTGTTTGTAAGTAAACTCATAAATGTTATGGCCGTTTTCAACACCAATATGTTTGATGTTATCTTTTAAACGCTTGTCTGAAAAGTAAGCCCCACCTATTTGACCGCCTAAATTCATTAAACTACCAAACATGCTGCCACGGTTTTGCGCAGCCGCTTGGTTAGCTGCTACTGTGCTATTAGCAAGGCCGCTATAAATGTTTGCCGCTTGGTTAGACATGTTTTGACCACCAGCAACATTAGAGCCAGCCGCGTTTTGACCGTACCCAGAAAGTGTGGCTAAACGACTAAACAAGTTGTTTTGGTCGTTGTTAAAGCGGTTATAAGCGCTTTGATATTCTTGTGAACCCATATCTTGACCATATTGCTGCAATGCTTGTGATGCGTTAGGTGACAAGTATTTACCACTTGCTGCTAATTGCCGTTCTAACGCTTTTTGCCCTTGCCCAAATCTAAACTGGTAAGATGGGTCATTGTATATATCTTGCCCTGTGTAGTTCTTTGTTAAAGAGCCAAAATTAGGGTCATTAGTCGCTGCTGCATCTTGCGATGCTAATTGCTGGTCAATATAAGCATTTAGAGCAGCTGTGTCTGTATTTGTACTTTGAGGTGCACCAGCTCCCCACCCAGAAGCTAAGGCCTTATTGTAGGATCCTGCAAGCTCAGACATATTGCCCTTGCTTTGTTTTTGACCTGTTTGCGCTAACCAAGTTTGATAGCCTTTATTATCCGCAGAATCCCCCCCAGTAGGATTAACAGGCTTAAATTCAGAAACACCAGCATTTTGCGTGGTTGTAAATTGCGGCTTGTATTGGTCAAACATAGCTTGTCTATTATAGGCTGAGGCACCCGCTGAAGGCTTTATCCCCATTAAGTTTGATAATTGGCCTATTGCACCTGTACCAGCTTGGTACCAAGGTTGCATTTGCTGCTTGCCTTCTTCGTACTGCTTTTCATTAAGTTTTAGTGCTTTATCGCTGTATTGATAAAGACCACTTAAATCAGGACTGCTGCTTTTTTTACCCATTATTAAACCCCATATGTTGCGTTTAGAGCAAACACTTTATAGCCCCAACGCTTTAAAAACTTATCTTTTTTCACTATATCGGACTTCCCAATATAATGAGTAAAACTTATTTTTAGCCCCATTGCATCAGCTACGTTTTTAGCCTCTTCACTTAATATCTTACTAACTTTTAAAGACCTGTATTCTGGAAGAACATAAAACATATATTCATTCAAATACGGTCTCCTAGAGTAAGGAGACGCCGCTAAACTCAATCCAGCAAATGCAATAATTTTTTCACCATCTTTTACTATTATACACGGTGCAGAAAGCCATGAATCTGTGACAGTTTTAAAACAGACACTTTCGTCTATCTCTACTGCGCATTCTGGTATTTCCATTAACGCGTTGATATACATAGAAAATATGGTTGGCAAATCTGATTGTTCTGCATATTTCACACTATAAATCATGCATACCCCAGAGCAGGCGTTAAGCCGCCAGAACTTTATATTTACAATACAATAATTTATACATCAAATCAAGGGTTAACTTACAATAGCCCTATCTTGAACACGCCGCCAGTTTGTGCCATCGCTAAAAGCAATCGTTGCCCCACCTGTTTCATTAGAAACATATGTTATATTCGCTTCATAGTTTGCAGCGCTTGGCAATGTGGACACAGTGTAGCTTGATAGTTTTAGCGGCGCGCTGCCATTGAGTGCCCTATACAAAGTTTCAAACCATAGCGCCCACGTTTGAATCGCACGACCACTTATACCAGTTATATTTTCCTGCAAGGGTGGCGGTTTAATAGACATTTATGTAAGCCTCATTGATTTGAAAGAATGTTTGCTCGCTATAACCAACTTCAAAAACCCTGTCACGGGCAGAACCTAGCCTAGCCCACCTTACACGTGTTTTATACTTACCTAAAGCCCCTACATTAGCCAGTTTTTCATTCGACCATGTATAGCCACCATCGTCGCTGTATTTTAAGTATATTTGAGGATTTTCAGCATCGGAATTTCCTACCCCCACTTCCATATCAAGTTCAAAGTTAGAATAAGCTATGTTTTGCTTTTCCTCTTGAATATGGGGTGCGACCCTAATGCGCCTAATATCCTCCCCATTAAAATTATAAACACCGAGAGATTGCTCGTAAACATTGCCGTTTGCCCTATCCCCAATTAAAGATTTGCCGTTAAATGAAAAATAACAAGAGCCTTTGTGTTGCGTATCTTCCAGCAACAAATCATCATAGTATTGGCGCTCATGCCACATATTGGTCGCAGCATCGTACACAAAGGTGGTATCAAGCCCTTTTACCTGTAAAACATAGAATAAATGTCCTTGTTCATAGTAAGTATAAGAGTAAGAAAATTCTACATTTACCGCATCTGCTATTTTCGATTCTATCGCTTGCGTGCTTATTCTCTGCGCGGTGTTATACCCAGCTGCTTTAAAAACTGCGCGCCCGCCATCCTCATTACGGCCAAGCCAGACAACAGAGTTATCAAATTCTTGAACGCTATGTTTAGCGATGCACCCAACTGGAATAACGGCGCCAGTAATACGCTCAAATGGCGTTCCGTTAGTTTTGGCTGTGTTTTGCCAAACTTCTATGCCGTTTTCACCAAAAAGCCACAAATTACCGTTTGATGTTATAAGGCTATTAAGGTTATCAGGGAATGCATCCGCCCTGTCAGTATCTAAAACATCCCAAGAAAGCCCATCATAAATACCACTAACATATATGTTAGCAGTGCCATTTTCATTAACAATAAAAAACCCATCTTGGAAATCAACAATAGAGCATTCAGGAAAGTCAGTGTCTGTTATTTGTACAAATGCGTCTGTATCCATATTGTAAATATAGCCATATGTACCATCAACAATCATTAGTTGCGTGCCATTTTCTGCCATTGATACGCGGGTTGTGCCTGTTAAAAGCGTGCCCTTTAATGTAGCTGTTTTATCGGTTTTTATTTCATACAATTCATATCCAGAAACAACAAACCCACGCCCATTTGACGCTGTTTTAGCACCCCTGATAGAACCGCCGCCTGCTGTGCAAAACAATGTATAGCCTGGTATACTTCTTAACGCGCTTGGACTTTTACTTGTGCCAACTTCACTGGCAATAGGATACATATTGACGCATCTTTGCACGTCAAACGTGCGCGCATCCATTGCATAAGTTTGCCCTACAAAGCCGTTAAACTTCATTACTGCCCGCCGTATATATTGTATGTATTTCTATTCATTTCTTGCAGCATTAAGTCAGTGCGCAATAAGTGTTTATCATTTGAGTTATTCAAGGATTCTAAAGCTCTTAAGGCACTTCTAGCAGTTCTTTGCACACTTACAGAAGCCTCTTTGCCGTATTCTGGGGCTATTTCAACAGCTAGATTATAAATTATAGCGCGTTCATAACCTTGGGGTAAGTTTACCGTGTCAGTCAAAGCTGATAAGTTACTTAATGGCTTTTTACTGTATAAGTTTAATGTGTAGGAGCTATCAGGCACAGGCCAGAAAATCATTGTTGCCAGCGGGTACCCACCATCAAAATAAACATCACTTGGCATTGCAGCAACTGTTTTATCAGATATTAAAGCGTATTGCGCAGCGTCATTAACTGCTATTTCATACGTTAAACCGCCGTTTGTGATAAAAGCTTGCTCCAGAAACAATGGTTTTGTAACATTAAACGTGCCACCAGAACCTATTGTGTAACTGGCTGTCCCGCCTGTTAATGTGAATGTTTCGCGGCTTTCGGTGTAAATAACATCCTTATCAATAGACCAACTATCTAGCATTCTATTAAGAGCAGTTAGCCCATCTACTGCGCTTTCAGCAGACGCGACTTCACCCGCTCCAACCTCTTGAAGCAGTCTTAACGAAGTTGTTACTAAATCACGTACTGTTGCCATTTAACCCCCTAATACACTATTAAACGCAGGGGATAAACCCCTGCGCTATGTAGTATATTAAGCAGTAATACGGCAAGCCCATTCTGGACGAACAGCAACCATACCACCCAAGAAGTCAAGACGCATAACAAGCTTATCAGTCAATACGTCGTAATCACGGATTACACGGATTGTAAAGCCACCATCAGAAGTTGCTTGTGAAGCCATATCAACACCATCAGGCATAACCAATGGTACAGATACATGGCGGAAAGCAGCTTTGTGGAAAGCTAAAGATTGTTGGTAAGCGGTAGACGCTGTACCAACGAATACTAGAGCGGCTTCGTCAGCTGGTAAAGCAGATACGTTTTGCAATGAGCCAGAAGCAGAGCTGTAAATTGTCGGAGAAATTGACAATGTAGCAAGGCCTGAACCATCAGCAGTAACGTCAGCAGTTACAACAAACTGTTTCAGTGTTGACATGGTTGCTTTCGTGATTGGGTGAACGTCATAAACGCCCGCAATCGTGAAAACAGAACCTTTCTTAACTGTGCCAGTTGTGGTTGTTAAGCCATCAACACCTAGTTGTGTAGCGCCGGTTGCAGGTGTCAAAACAGAGGCTTCAACAGCTACACCAGTTACGTCGTTACCAATTGTAACAGTTGGCAACAGGTTGTTTTGCAGGTAGCTAAAGCCATCAGCAACACCCATTACGCCCTTACGGTACTGCTCAGAAATTGCAGTAGACGCTTGGAACAGACCTTTACGAACATCAACAGTCGCAGCGGTTGCAGCTGGTGTTAATAAAGCAAAGCGATTATCAAAGTCAGGGCATAAAGCTTCAGTAATTTTACGGTTAGCAGCCAACATGGTTGCAACAGAAAAGGTTTCTGAACCAGCAGTACCAACCAAGTTAGCAGTTGCGTTTACTGCTTTAGTCAAGTATGACGATTCAACAGTTTGTGCAATGCTTGAAACAGCAGGTTCAAGAACACGTGCAGCCCATGATTTTAAAGCCATGTCGGTTGCAATTTCTGAACTTGTCAGCGCGATACCAACAACGGCGCGGGTATCAAGAGCAAGTGCTGCTTTTTCTTCGGTAACATCTTGCAGACCACTTGTAATGTCAGCAGTAGAGCCAACAGTAAAGCGTGCAGGTTTGCTAACATAGATAGTATCGCCAGAGCTGTAGCCGTTTTTGCCTTCAAAATTGGTACGGTCTTCCGTTTCAATATTTGCAGCAAATTGGCATTTGTCTTCCAGCATCTTAGCTGCCATTTTAGCAATGACACCAGGTGCATTCTTTAGGGTGTTTAATGTATTAGACATTGTTTTTTCTTTCTAAAAAGTTATTTTTTCAACCATTTTATTAGCTCTTCACCAGACATTTCATCCAGCGTTTTGCCTGTTTTGCCGCCGCCTGAAACAGGTGTAAG